CATTGAAATTTTAAGAAGAAGAATTAGTAATATTGAAACTCAAGTAACCTACTTAGAGGGACTTATGGATGGTGAGAATGACGACCAACTCCAAGATAAAATTGACGAGTTAAATGACGCTTCAACTGAATATGAATCAGAAATTGAAGAAATAGAAGAAAACCCTGATGGTGATTTTCCTGATGAATTAATTGAAGAAAAGGTCGATTCGTTATTAAGTGATGTTAGATACGACCCAGAATCTTTTATATCTGAATTTGGATTAGAATGGAATAATTTTATTGATAAAGATGAATTCATACAAGGAGTAATTGATGCTGATGGATATGGTCACACAATCAATAGTTATGATGGTAGCGCTGACGAAGTATATGTGAATGATGAGTTATTTTATGTAATGAGAATTGATTAATTGTTTCATTAACTATATAATTGATATATGGGTAGAAAGAAAAAAATATCGTTTAAACTAAATCCTGAATGGATGTTCAAGGAACCTTTGGATTTTGAGTACAACAAATATACATTGTTGGATTATTTACAAAAATGTGAAAAAGGTTTTGATAAGATGGAAGTATATCCTGACTTTGTTGAACTATCTCTTCATTTGGCTAATCTACAATCGATAGTAAAAGAAAATACATTACTTTTAACAAATAAGAAATTTGAATCTTGTGACGACGAAATCTTGGTTAAAGAATTAATTGCAAAAAAACCAAGAGAATTATCTAAAGAGGAGGAAAACGAACTAAGTGAGACTATTAAGTTCTCAGGTAGTAAGTTATTTGATGCATTCAATATGGCTAAAGCTATATGGAATATTGCCTATGATAGTGTTGATGTACAAATAAAGAAAAATAAAGCTGGATTAGTTTCAGGTTCAGGTTACATCTTCTACTATCAAAAAGATACCGAATCACTATTTGTGTGGGAGTATCAAATTAAAAAACCAAAAACCGATAATCAAAATAATAAAACTTATATTAATTTGATATACAACGTACCAGTTGACAAACTTACAATGACAAACATTATAGATACGTTCTCAACTTGGAATACAACCGATTTCTATCACAACCTACCAATCTTTGAGATGAAATGTTCTCAGAAATTACCTATGGAACAAACTATTATACCAATTATGAAAAGAAAAGTCATGGCGTATGTTTTCCAAGTGGTAAATTTTGAAAAGATTAATAATAACTTTGACTCTGAATTATAAGTTTCTTATAATTGTTTCATGGGATTCAATAAAAGATGGGTCAAACTCGATAGATGTATCAACGCTCTTAAAGAGGGTAACCTAAAACAATATTACGGTAAAAGTGACATGCTTTATTTCGAAGACGAACTTAGTCCGCTAATCTATGATTTACACTGTAAAGGTAAATCTGATGAAGAAATCCTTATAATAATCAACCAAAATTTAAACACGGAGGAAACAACCAATGAAGTGCATCAAAACAATTAAGAAAACCAACTCAAGAGAGATTGGAGAAGTTATCAGAATCGAAGAAAACGAGGCTGAAAATAAAGTAAAAACGGGTTATTGGGCATATTGTCCAAAAAGTGAGTGGAAATCTCTTACAAGAAGAGTTAAACCTGTTTCAAAAAAAGAAACTGAAGAAGTTTTAGAAGATAGACCATCAACTAAGAGAGGTAAGAAAAGTAATGAGAAATAACACATTTTTTGTATTAATGGGTTTAATGATGGTAGCGTTTGTTACATTGGTATTTTTGTTTACCGACAAACCATCTGTGAATAGAAGAATGGACCGCGATAGAGTTAAGTATCTCAGAGATAGTCTTGAGATGGAGTACTATAAAAAACAGTTGGAGTCGTACCCATACGACCACAGCGAAATAAAAGACACCACAGTAATAAAGTAACAATGGTAAACGAAATGGTAAATCACCCCAACCATTATGGTGGGGAAAACAATCCATACGAAGTAATAAAAGTATGTGAAGCTTGGGGACTTGATAAAGACGCCTACATCTTCAACGTAGTTAAGTATGTTGCAAGAGCGGGGAAGAAAGACCAAGCAAAAGAATTAGAAGACCTTAAGAAGGCGGCTTTCTATTTGGACCGTAAGATTAAAAATTTAGAGTTATGATTTATTGGTTAACAGGACAACCTGGTGCTGGTAAGACTACCATTGCCAAAGAATTATGTAAACTTGGAGGAATGGTCACACCATCTCCATGGTTTAATGTTGACGGAGATGATATCAGAAACATCTTCGATAATAAAGATTACTCCGAACAAGGTAGAAGAAAGAATATAGAACTTGCGCAACAACTATCTCAATACCTTCACAGTAAGGATAATAATGTTGTAGTGTCATTAGTATCACCATATAAAGACCAACGAGAAGCATTCAAAGAAAAGATGGGAGATGACTTAGTTGAGGTTTATGTACATACAAGTGAGACAAGAGGTAGAGAAAACTTCTTTGTAGAAAACTACGAACCACCGACAGAAGATTTTATTAACATCTGTACGGATAATGTAAAAGTGGAAATCTGTGTTGACACAATAATAGCACACTCATTTTAATATGGAAAAAATACACATAGAGGGAGACCCTAAATTAAAGAATAATCCTGGTAAACAGTTCTCAATGTTTATCGGAAGATGGCAACCATGGCACGATGGACACAGGTGGTTGATTGACCAACGACTTGAACAAGGTAAGAATGTTCTAATTTGTATTAGAGACATTGAACCTAACGAACAGAATCCATTTACCGCACAAGAGGTACATGATAATATCACTATTAAATTGTTTAACTTAATCCATGAGGGAAGAGTTATTGTAATGGTAATACCTGATGTTGAATCGGTAAACTTCGGAAGAGGAGTTGGATATGATATCATAGAACATTTACCACCACAAGAGGTAAGTGATATCTCAGCCACTAAAATAAGAGAACAATTAAAACAAGAAGGTAAATTATAATGTTAGAAACAAATAGAATCATTCAAGGAGACTGTATTATTGAAATGGGGAAACTCCCTGAGTCTACTGTTGACTTGGTGGTTACTTCTCCACCGTACAATGTGGGTATCGATTATGATAGTCATGACGATAGAATGACAATGGAAGACTATTGGAAGTTTACTGAACAATGGTTATCCAAGGCATATCGTCTATTAAAGGATGACGGTAGGATTGCGGTTAACATTCCTTATGAAGTTAACGTTCAAGACAGAGGTGGTAGAATTCTATTTATGTCTGAGTTTTGGTCCATAATGAAAAAAGTCGGATTCCAATTCTACGGACTTGTAGACCTTGACGAGAACTCACCACACAGAAGTAAAACTACAGCATGGGGTTCATGGATGTCACCAAGTAGTCCTTACATATACAACCCTAAGGAGTGTGTTATATTAGCCTACAAGAAAGACCGAATCAAAAAAGTTAAAGGTGAACCACAATGGAAGGGAGAGTTGGTTGATTTAGAACAAGAAGACGGTACTATCAAACAGAAAATGATGTATCAGGAAGAAGATAAGAAAGAGTTCATGAGTTTGGTTTACGGACAGTGGGAGTACTTTGCAGATACAAGACAACAAACTAAAGCAACTTTCTCAATGGACATCCCAATGAAAGCAATTAAGATATTAACATATAGAAACGATGTGGTACTTGACCCGTTCGTTGGTAGTGGTACAAGTTTATGTGCAGCTGAGATAAGTGGAAGGAGATGGTTAGGGATAGAATTGAGTGAAAACTATACTAATGTTGCAAAAGAAAGAGTTCAGCACTTTGTAGATAAGAATCGACAAATTGAATTAGATTTATAATAAAAGGGTCATATGACCCTTTTTTTTGTTTCTACGAATATTTATTAAGAAAACTATAAATGGCTCAATTCGTAATCACCGAAGACCAATTAATATTAATCAAACAAAACCTTGTTGCTGAGAAAAAACAGAACAAAGGTAAAGTGATTAATGAAGCTTGGTATAATAACGTGATGGATATTGTTGGTATCGTTGACCCAACACCAATCACAGACACAATTAACGCAATTTCTTACTTTTCACAAGGAGACACACTATTTGGTGTTTTAAGTTTAGTTGCTGCAGTACCATTCTTTGTTGGAGATGCGGTGGCAAAACCTGTAATGGGTGCAATGAAAATTGGTTCAGCTGCGACAAAAGAATTAGATGTTGCGTTAAAACTTGCGAAGACAAATCCAAAGGCAGCTGCAGAAGCGATAAGTAGATTAGCTAAAGACCCAGGACCTGTTGGTAAATTCTTACAGAGCGCAGGAGGTTCAA